AGAAATGGTTCCTTTATTATTATTAAAAATAAATGATTTACAAAAACAAATTGATGAATTAAAAAAATAATAACATATTTTATATGACATCTAAAAATAATAAAATTAGAAATCAAAAAGGAGGTAATGATAATAAAACATTAGCTATAACAAATTCTCCTTCAGGTGATTCAGGTGATTCAGATTCTTTAAAAAAAACATTACCATTACCTATTAAAAGAATACCATATGATGTTAAAATATTTTCATTTTTATGTATATTAGGTATATTGGTAAGAATTATATTCGCAAGAACAGCTAATGAATATGCTACAGCTACTGTATATGGTTACGGTTTTAGTATTTTAGCACTACTTGGATTATTAGTTGGTTCATTTGCTATTTCATATAAGGATCAGTTTTCTCAGGGGATAATGGGATTTTTCAAGGTTATATTTAAAAATGCCATTCCTGTTTTGCTAATTATTTCTATTATTGCTATGATATTATTTCAAAATGTATCTTTTTATGATCAAATTAATAAAGGTAAAGTAGCAGACGAATATTATCAATTTTCAGGCGTATCTTCTTTTTTAATTTTAATTCAAGCATGTTTAGTAATCAATTACTTAATGGATACATTAGGAGGTGAACAAAATACAGGAAATAAAGGAGGTGTTATGACCGCATTAGCTAGTGAAATGAACAGTATTATTATTATATTATCAGTAGCAAATATAGGAATTATAGGTGTTTTACAAATAATATTAAAATATTTTTCTACTGATGGGTAATTGGTTAAGTGAATAAAATTTTATATGTTAAACCATATTCATTATCATCTTCCCATATACCTGATATTTTTAATATAAAAGAATTATTTGAATTATTTATATCATTCTCAATATTCGGAAATATTTTTATTACACCAGAATGTAATGTATCATATAATATAGTTCTTGGTTTTTTCGAACATTTATATTTAAGCAAAATATTATGCTCTATTTTATAAATATTATTTAGTATTTCTTTGTTAATAGTATGATTAATATCATATGAAATTTTTATTTTTTTAAAATATGTTTCTTTATTAAATGTTTTGAGATTCAATAACAAAAAAATTCCATTCAACATGATATTTTCATTCGAGTATATTAATTTAATAAATTTACTATTATCCATTACTGTATTTTGAATTGGTTCGTTAAAATATATACAATTACTATTGAATTGATTATGAGTTACAACTATATTCATACTTGATAATATATATAAAAATATTACCTTTATTCTATTTATTTTTATATATAAAAATTTAATACTTATTAAAGATTTCATAAAGATATATATAATATGAAATTTTTAGATAGTCATTTCGATGAATATATACAATCTATAAATAAAGTATCATTACACCCAATTATAACAAAAAAATTACAATCATTTCCAAGTAATTTAAATAACCTAAGAAATGTTATTTTTTATGGACCAAGTGGTGTTGGTAAATATAGTCAAATATTAAATTGTATTAAAAAATACAGTGCTAGTGAATTAAAATATGAAAAAAAATTTACTGTAACTTTTAATAAGAATAATTATTTCTTTAAAATAAGTGACATTCATTTTGAAATAGATATGTCACTCTTAGGTTGTAATTCAAAATTATTATGGAATGAAATTTATATTAATATTATAGATATATTATCGGCAAGAGTGAATAAATCTGGTATTATTGTGTGTAAGAATTTTCATAAAATTCATAGTGAATTATTAGAGTGTTTTTATAGTTATATACAACGAAATAATACCGATGTAAATCTTGTCTTTTTTTTAGTAACGGAGAATATTTCATTTATACCAGATAATATTATTAATAACTTTCACACAATATCTATACCAAGACCTACCAAAAATAATTATAATAAAATTTTGCCTAAAAAATTATCTTCCTTATCGAATGTTAAAGATATTAGTAATATTAAAAATGAAATAACTAATACAAATTCTTTTAAAACAAATATCATAAGATATGTAGATAAATTATATACAGTTATAGATAATCCGGAAACATTAAAATTTACTCAATTTCGCGATTTAATATATGATATTTTTATTTATGATATGGATATTGGTTATGTAATATGGTTACTTCTTAGTAAAATCATATTGAATAAAAATCTTTCTCAAGATAATTTGACAAAAATATACCTAGATACATTCTCATTTCTTCAATTTTATAATAATAATTATAGACCTATTTACCATTTAGAGAATTACTTATATAATCTAATAAATAAAATACATGGACTTTAATACTGCATGTATTAACTTAAATCTAAGTTCACCCTTTTCTCAAGAACAATTAAAAAAACAATATAGAATTATGGCACTTAAAAATCATCCAGACAAACATACAACTGAAATAGATAAGTATACTGAAAAATTTAAGGTAATTGGAGAATCTTATGAATTTTTAAATAATTTCTTAGATTCGAATAGTAGTTCATCAGAGATTAATAGTGACTATAACGAATTATTTGTTAATTTTCTCTCTACCTTTTTTACAAACAACTTTTCTGATGTTCAAGATATATTAAAGACAATTATAAATGATTGTGAGAACCTATCTATAAAGTTGTTTGAAGATATGGACAAGGAAAAGGCTATTCAAATTTTTGAATTTATTAATAAATATCAACATATTTTATATATACCAAGCTCAACTGTTGAAAAAATTAAGAATATTATAAATGAAAAGATGGAAAATGATCATATTATCATATTAAACCCACAATTAGAAGATTTATCTCATGATAATATTTATATTTTAGAATTTGAAGAAGAGAAATATTATGTTCCGTTATGGCATGATGAGGTATATTATAAACATAAAAATAATGATCTGGTTATAAAATGTATACCTGATTTACCGGAGAATATCTCTCTAGACAATGACAACAATGTTCTAATTGAAATAGACTATTCAATAGATTTATTATTAAAAGAAGAGTTTATACATTATCAGTTAGGTAAACAGCATTATACTATACCCATTAAAGAATTGAAAATAGAAAAACGACAAATCTATGTATTTAAAAAGAAAGGTATTTCTCTCATTAATAATAACAATATTTATGACAATACGAATAAATCAAATATAATATTTGTTATTAACTTGAATTAATATTAATAGAATAGAATTAATTTATTAATATTTTCTCTCTACAGAAGTGTTTAGTGTCTTTTTTTATGTATTAGAAAGATGTAAGTTATTCCCACTACTATCATATATGATATACTGCCTTGACCCTACATATGAAGAGAGAAAATACAGGTAATAAAAAGTGGTTTGTTTTTGATATATGTAGTATTTTTCGTTTTTACTTTTTTTCACAGACCTAAATTGGATTTTTAAAATTACACACAAATATTATTGCAGAGTTTTGAAATATGGAAAAAGGATTGAGAAAAGTAGTGAAAAAGTGATTGAGAGCATAATGCTCTAATTACATATTTTTTTATTGTAAATTTGTTACGATACATTTTTTATATTTTTGAAGAATATTTAGGAACTTTTAATGTAACCATAATAAAAGGTTACAATGGGTGACATTAAAGTTCCAAAAAGTTCCAAAATATATTATTGCGAAAAGTGTGACTTTAGATGTAGCAGACAAAGTCAATATGATAGACACACCTTGACACTGAAACATCAAAATGGTTACAAAATGGTTACAATTGGTGACAATAAAGTTCCAAAAAGTTCCATTTATGAATGTGAATGTGGGAATACCTACAAACATCGTCAAGGTTTGTCTAGACATAGAAAGAAGTGCTACATTGATGTAGTAGACACTATTGACCAAATAACAAATATACCAGATGATAATCAAGGGGACTTTAAAGAAATGATACTATTACTTTTGAAGGACAATAAAGAAATCCAAAAAAATTTTATGGATATGCTTCCACATATCAAGGGAAATGCTGAGAATAGTTATAATAATACAAATAGTCATAATACGAATAATTTTAATATTCAAATGTTTCTGAATGAACACTGTAAGAATGCTATGAATTTAACTGATTTTATAGATACATTACCATTAACTGCTGAAACTTATAATAACACATTAGAAAATGGTTTAACAAAAAGTATAACAACTATGATAACAAATGGTTTAAATAATATAGATATATTAGAACGACCTATTCATTGTACTGATCCAGCTAGAAAAACAATGTATATCAAAGATAATGATGTTTGGGAGAAAGATACTGAATTAAATTTATTACTGGAAAATATCGCATTACTGGCTACAAAGCATCGTATAAATATTAATAAATGGCAAGATGCGAATACAGGATGGGATAAAAATGAGAATCTCCAAACAAAAATGACTACATTAGTATTTAATTCAATGACATGTATAGAAGACGATGAAAAGGAAGTCAATAAAATAGTAAGAGCTATTGGTAAAAACACATATTTATCAACTGATATCAAAAATGAATTTAAATAAAATTGAATGTTCTTTTGTTAATTAGTGTTAACCAACAAACAAAGTGTTATTTCTAAAGAGAATTACTGTTATATTATCATTCCAAAGTAAAATGACTACTATTCCTGTTGATGTTACAAAACTAAATGTAGAAGATCTAGTCAAATATCCTGATTCATTTATTGAATTCGCCGATGGTAATAATCTCAAATATCCAAAGCTTACTACGGGTAATGGACAAGCATTATGTGCTATGTTACTAACATCAGGACATCATTGGAGTCGTCCAGAATGTGATGAATTTGTCAAAAAATTTAATATAACTACGAGAGATTCAATTCAATTATTTAATAAACATGAACAATGGGGAATCAAGACGAGTGGCGAACGAGGTAAGAATTATATTGTAGAACCATATACATTATCGAATAAACATAAAATGAGAAAAAATTTTACATATGATGGAACAGATGAACAAAAAAATACTGAAATTGATAAAATAAAATCAACTATTAAAGCAGATTATGTTGATATTGCTAATAGTGAATGGCAATTAGGTCATAAGAATCCGAATTCAACTGATAATGCTATGAGTAATTTAGTTCTTCAGCCACCAATTCAAGCAAAGTATAGAGATAAATATATATTTCTGGATACATTAACAAAGATTCCAACACCAAAGACTTTTCAAGAGATGAATGATGCTAATCAATTGCCATATACAAAAGAGCAATTGATTAACTTGAGAGATTATTTAAATTCATTAGAATTATAGTTCGCATCGAGTCTGACTAATTTCATAATATTCTGGATTAATTTCAATACCAATACAATTTCTATCTGTGTTTTTACATGCTATGGCGGTAGTTCCACTACCAAGGAAAGGGTCAACAACTAAAGAATTCTTCTTACTGAAAATTTTAATAAGATGTTCAATAAGCTGAATAGGTTTAACTGTTATATGTGAGTTATGTTCACCCTTTTCTTTTTTATTCGGTTTGGGTATGAGGAAATTTTTATCATAAGTTTCATTATATTCTTCTGTTGTAATAATGTTAGCAGGAACTCTATCGCCACCAATACCAACTTTTTGAGAGAAATCAATTAGTCCAGTTTTGAAATTTAATTCATTTTTAATAAATGTTAATTTTCCAATAGGTTTCATAGCTACACATATGGGTTCAAAACAAGATTTAATTTGAGGTGTTTTAAAATCTTTATATTCTTCGACTAGAGCAGACTTTTCTTCTTCAGAAATATCCATTTTATTAATAATATGAGTAACACTCATTCCCTTTGGCATAGTCTGAGTATATGTCCAATTAATCATATCTCTAATTTCGAATCCAGCAATATCACAAGCCATAGCAATAGCATGATATAATCTAGGTGATGAAAATGATAAGAAATAACCACCAGGTTTTAATTTATCAAACAATAGTTCACTTAGTTCAAGATAATAATCATATAATTGTTTAACTTGTTTTTTATCAAATTTCATACCCTTTGGTAAGTGTTTAATATGGCTATTTTTCTTGTCGTTACTAATATCATCAGCAGACCATTTATGATCTAATTTATCAATAAAGTATGGTGGATCTGTAATAACACAATCAATGCTATTAGGTTCAAAAGTTTTAAGATATTCAATACAATCAGCATTTTCAATATGAATTGTTGTCATAGTTATATAATAATATAATTATTGTTTATATTTTTATCATCAATTTTAAATAAAAATATAAGTATTTGATAACATTACAAAGAAAAAATTTATAATTTTTATTTGTTTTTTATTTATTATGATTTATTATGAATTTATGCCTTCTTCTTAACTACCTTCTTCTTGACTACCTTCTTAACAGGGGTCTCTTCAATAGCAGCTGTTACCTCAGCCTTGATTTGAGGTGCCTCATCTTCAGAATCGTCAACTTGGGTATTATCAACATCATCATCCTCCTCCTCCTCCTCATCACCAGGAATATCTTGCTTAGCTAGCTTCTCCTTATCAGCAGCATCTAGAAAGATGTGACACTTACCACGCATAGTAGCCTTAGGCTTTACAACACCTTGGA